GTAGTGTCTTTTAAATAAAGCGCACCTGTATTAGCAGATACAACAGCTTCATTACCTGAAGGAGTTGGTGATGCTGATAATTGTAAAGTGGAATCAGTTGTCATATCTTGACCCATGAATGTGAAGTCAATAGTTGACATCGCAGATGGAGATAATTTAAGAGCCATTTGAGTTGCACGGCAACCTCTGAATAATTCAGATTGACTGATGTCACTGAAGAAATGCTCAATTTGGAATGAGTTTTTCAAATGACCAGTTTTAGGTACGAAGGTTTTTTTACCACGAAGTGAGAAGATTAAACCAGCTGCTTCAGCTGCAGTTACTACTGTAGTGAAAGTACCAACTAATAATTCTAAAGTTAATGTAGTAGCAGTGATGCCTGTTACAATGAAGTTGTAATTAGCAAATGCAACCAATGAACCTGCAAATGGGCAATAAACAACATCACCAACTTTAATTAAATTACTTGCATTACTTGCAGCAGATACTGAAGTAGCTGCAGTTAAAACTAAAGTTGTACCACCAACAGTCATACCAGATGGAGTAGCAACACCAGCTAAAGTTAATGCTGCTGCTGGAGCTACAAACTCACGTCTAAGAACAGCTGCCATAAAATCAGAATATGTTTTGTTTGATAACTCACCAGAAATTGTACCATCAACTGAATCAGCACCAACAGAAAGAATAGCACGTTGCATATCAGTACGAATTTCGTTTGATTTGAATGTAGCTTTTTTCAAATCTAAGTTACTAGAAACACGTCTTAAATATTTAGCGGCTTCACCTGCAAGTAATGTCACAACAGTTGTTGATGTTTTTGCTGTTAATAAGTTAGGATATACTGTAATATTAGATGTTCCCAATAAAGTACCAGTAGAACTTGTTACTGTATAAACAGTTGCATCACCAGCGAAAGTTAATTTTTGACCAACTGCGATAGTGCCTGCTGCTGCTTTAGTACCACCAGTTGTCATAGTATTAGTACCTACTGAACCAGCGAAATATAAATCTCCGATTGGCATAACAATAGGTGTGAAAGTTTGACCAGCAGTTGGTGTTGTACCAGTTGAAAGTAATGAACCACCATTTGTTGTTTCAGCAGATTGAACTAACTTAACAGTTGCTGAAGTAGTGTAAGCACGAACAGCGTTTGGTGTTAAAGTAAACGCATTAGAAACACCACCTGAATTAGTAACAGCACTTACAACATAAGTGTCACTATTGATGGTTAATTGTTGACCATTGATTAAAAAACCGTTTACTGTAATATTACTTGCTGTTATACTGTTGCCTGATGTGATAGGACTAGTAACTACAATTGTTGTTACAGGAGAAGTTAAGCCTTCACCAGATACGTTGCTCAATACACCTAAAGCAGATTCTTTTGCGTATACCAGCTGTTTAAATACGCCATTTGCAATGTTTGCCATGTTATTATTTCCTTAATTAAGATTGAAAAATGTCACTGAAAAAATATATTTTTAGTATTGCTACGAAGTGGTCTAACTCTGTTACGAACCGCATATCTGGAGTACCAGTGATTACAACAGTTGTGTCATTCTTAGTGAACGTAGCTCCACGTTTGAATGTATTTCTTATCAGCTCTGCTCTAGTAGTTATGGCTAACGAACCTTCACCTAGTGGATAATATAAATTTACTTGCATATAGCCAACTTCACGATAGAAGTCACCACCTATTGTTGGATTCTGCGGTCTTGATGTTATGATGAACGGTACTTGAAAAGGTATGCCTACAGTTGGTACAAATTTCACATTCTCATGGGCAGTTTGCATAGAGCTATCTACTGCTTTAAGTGCGCTCTCTAATATGGAGCGTATGGTTATCATGCTCATATTTTCATACCTAATTTTGCTTTTTGCACATGCAACCCCCAGTTAACTCTAGCTCTACCTAACACAGCACCTGGTGCTTCAATACCTCGGTCATCTAATTCATAAGCCCATGTACTGCGCTCTATGCCTATGCCATCTTCAATTGCCAGTGCGTAAGATTCTAATTGTGATAATACTGCACCGTCATTGTCAAAAGTACTACGGGCGTTTCCACCAGCTGGAATTGATTTTGCATTGTTAACCAAATGTATAGTTTTTTTGCCGACAGTAATATTCGTTAATAATTTTTCATCTGCTCTACTTATAGCAGCTTCACCAGATGGGTCAGAACCTGGTATGTCGTTTTCTGGCTCTATGTTTATACCAACTTGCCAATTGTTCTTATAGTGACCTGGTGGTGCAGTTGGATATTTTTTATGCCATCTTTCTGGCATTCTAACTGGAGAATTTTCTACAGCATCAGCTAAAAAATAATACACAGCTTTATGCGCAACTCTAGTTCCAGCAAGTTCTGCTTTAGCGACTGCACTGGTTAATTGCTTAGCAAATGCGTCTGCAAAAGCACCCATCATGCACCTCGTATTTGCAAGTCATACACAAGTGCCACGCTTGCTGGATTTATTTCATTTACAGATACAACCGTATATGCTACAGTTAACACAGTGATAGTTGCATTAGGTTTTATTGCGGTAATCCCAATTGGTGATAACAATAATCGTTTGTCGCCACGTAGTATTACGCTACCGTCAATGTCTTTTGAATCGTAATTTGTGACTACGCCATTTGCCGTTTCAGTTGTAGTAGCAGCTACTACTGTACCTGTGTCTACATTATATGTAGCATTGCCTTTTGTTGTTACAGTAACAGGTACGCCAAAGTTTGCTATAATTGTATCAGCAGTTGTTGCTAGTGCAGTGTAATCAAAACTCATGTTCTAACTACTCCACCAGCCCCTGATTTCAATAGGGTTCTGATAAGACCATCAGCTGCTGGGTAACGATTAAATGTTTTTTTGTATTGCACATCATTACCTGCATGTGATACACTGTCTACAGTTTTTATAGGTCCGATAACTCTTTCGGTAGTAGTATCAACAACGAGGTCATTTGATATGTCAGCAGTCAATTCAGCAGATAACGCACGTAATGCGTATTCACATGTAGCACGTAATAAGTTAACTGGCATAGGTACAGACCCAGTTCTTGGAAAAGATAATGCTTGCGGTGTATTAGGAAATAGTGTACTATCTTTAAACTTAGTAGAGAAACGCATCTCGATATAATCCGTTGCTTTTATTAAAGCAGCTTCTTTTGCATCAGTAAACGCATCGTCCCACGTAGTATTAGCGCGTTCCGTGAAATATTCGTTGGCGTAGGTAACTGTGCAATAAGAATTTGCATCTACTATACCTGTACCGTCCTCAGCAACAAACATTCAAATCTCCTTTTATAATACTGCCAATTTAAACATACTACACTATTTTTAATAATTTGTCAAGAAAAAGCTACCTACATTTAATAGGTAGCTTTTTACCTCAATAACCTTTAGCGGATGGTTTATACATTTCTGTATCTTTATCATTAGCTTTATTCAAACCTTCGTTATAACCATATACAAATGCTTCATGTATATAACCTGCTAAACTAGCTTTAAATTTCTTTTTAGCTTCTTCGATTAACGCTGGTTTTTCTTCCATAGCATAAGCGGTGCTTTCATAAATCTCACCAGCTTCTTTTGCTAATTTGTAAATCTCATCACATTCCTCATGTGATAATTCAACACTGTGTATTACTTTCATTTCGTTTCCTTATAATCTTTGTATGTTGTAAAGAACCTTCTAGTCAAAGCTTGTCCATTTGGCGAAGTTAAAAAATCTATAATCCTATCCTGATTTGCTGGATTGGATAACCAAACTTGTTGGTCTTCGTTTAAGGCAGAGCCTACGGCAACGATAAAATCGTTACCCGCAGACCCTACACTAACTTGTTCCGCAACTTGACCCTTTGACATTTCCGCTACCTGCGCATTGAATACTCTCTTTATCACAACCTCCAGTTCAGCTATTGTCACAGGCATTCTTTCCTGTGGCGTGTACTGTGGCGCACTCATGCTAAGTTGTGATTGTATCTTTGCTATTTGCTCTGGTATTGTCAACAAGTCCATATTTAATGACTTTACCGAGCTACATTAACAGGAGTTTGAGCAATTCCTGCTTGAGTGCCAAGAATATTCATATTCGAAGCAGTAGCGGTTTGTGTAATACTATGTGCTAAAATTTGAGCTAACACACCATTTTGATACTGGAACTGCTGTTGTTGCTGTTGTTGTAAATTGTTTTGATTTACATTAGTAGTAACTTCAACATTACCAGAACGCACACCATCAAGTGTTTGTGATTTGAATACTTCGCCTTGTAGAACACCTACTTGACGTTGTAAATCTAATTCACGCGCATTTGGTAATGAATCTTTTAAATCTGCAATTGCTGCACGAGTCACATTACCGTCCGCTACAACTGTAGCTGTAATGATTTGTGTATTGCGTAGACCGTCAATTACTGCATCTTTAGATGCTACTGCTGCGGCAGAAGCTGCACCAGCGATAGCTGCATTAGTTACTGCAAATTGAGCAGCTGATGCTGCTGCATTTGCTGCAAACTGTGTGCTATTTAAAGCAGCGTTATTGGCTAATTGAGTAGATATTTCATTTGCATGACTGTCAATAGCATTAACAATATTCGCTTGACCTTGCATTGATGAAATTTGAGATTGCAAAATCTGGTTTCCAATTGTACCAGTACTTGCAGTTACTGCATTTTGTATATCACCTTCTGCTTTCCAAACTTCTTGGTTAACATCAGCAACTTCACGTCTTACTGCTCCAATATCTTGAATGGTGTTGATTCCATTCACTATACCCTGTACTTCATTTACGGTAGCACCATGAACCACTGCAGCTGCTGCTGCCGCATCACCATTGTTGCCACCGAATAAACCACCACGACCACCAAAGAGCGCAGCACCTAAAATTAAAGGTGTAATTGCTCCCATTCCCATATCATTGCCGTTACCGTTGCCTGTAGAAGGCATTGTGAAAATGTTTGGAACTGTCATATCAGCCATTTGAAACTCCGGGTTTTTGCTAAGTATCACCACTCAGCTAGGTTATTGAGGAACTCCCCAAATTTGGTATTACTGCGGTTTTACTGGATATGTCACATTATGAGGAAACCCGTCCTGTAATGTTATATCGCGCAGTGCTTGTCTGTATGGTTGCCATAATATGTCAACTGCATCGGGGCTATCTTTTGTTTGTGTCCAGTCAGAATCTTTTAATAATTGGTCACGTTGTTGTCTAACTGCTGTAGCTT